CTAAGCTAACCACTTAAAAGTCAAGCCAATGCCCACTGTTGATAGTAGACCATCGTTATTTTTAAGTCGATACACTTCCGCACTAAAAGAGCGTAATGAATCAACAAGGTATTGTGTACTCCTGGAAGGAGGTTTTGGATTCGGACCTAAGCGTCGATCTGGAAAGACGGATGTTCACGACAACCGAAAGCATAAAAAACTTTTGGATGGCGCGCCCTCAGAATTACGAGGGGCTCTTGAACTCTACAAGCGTTTATTCGGTGTTTGCCTTTTACGATCGGCAAACGAAAGAATATTACACGTCGCAACTGAATCATTTGAGTTGCAATGTGAACGTTTTGCGTCTTATCAGAGAGACCGCGAACTCGAAAGAAATCTTGCATCCAAGCACAGGTTATGTATCTGCGCACATCAGAAGTTCCATAGAAAATCTGGAAAAAACCAATACTCGACTAATGTCGACGAAATGGGTTCACCAGAAAATCGTGGACCAACTGAACAAGGCGCCGGTGCATTACGGACAACATTGGTACAGCAACCTTTTGTCATCTCTAAATCTCAATATCAGGGAAATCCCGATGCAGATTGTGGAGAGACAGCTGGTGCGGCTGACCAAGGATTGTTCTGTGCTGAATGCGGATATCGCAAAGAGAGCGCGAACGCTAGGGGAGATACTCGATCTGAGTATCTCGCTGGGTACAGGACCTGGAGCAGCATTGTTCACGAAGAGCTCGAACAGTGCTGGTTGCGCAGCGAACATTTCGCTACAGTCTTATGTTCTTTTGCCAGCCTTAACGGCAGGCGTTTTGGAGCAGCAGATGGCAGTTCAGCAGATTTCCGACAGATTCATATGTTCTATTTTCTGTTGGAAGCCGCAGGCCTTTCTATCAAACATTACAAGTACTTTTCTAATGTACTGTTTTGCCTACATAGAGAGCAAGAACTACCACCCTGCCCTTTCTTTCATGGACCTGGACCTTTTCAGGTCGTTTCAAGTCGGTCCGGTTTTACAATGCTCTTCGGATGTAAACGACTTGGACGCAATGTGCTTACACATCTCGGATCATCGAGAGCCAAACTGTCAGGACGCAGTGCTTTTATCTTTAACTCACTTTTTCAAGGGGTCAAAAGAGCGCTGCCTGAATTACCCAAGTCCGAGCTCAGTGATAAACTGGACTCCTTGCAGCTTCTACTTGAGTCGGAGCCTGGATCTGTTTCCGAAACTGTTCTATCAACGATTGAAAGGACAGTCAACGAAATATTTTCCAAAGGCACCTACATGCGAGTACCAGCAGCTAGCTTTGGTGATTCTTCCTCGTTTGGGTCTGGCCATGGATCTACTAGTAGGACCACGAGCTCATTCATACAACACAACCAAAGGGCCCAGCTTTTTGCCTCGTTATGGCAAAAGGTTGAGGACCTTAGAGTCTTGGATGCCGGTAACATACGGCGATCAAAGATGGGATGTGGATGTTGGGCTCGGGGACCTAGAGTGGACCGAGGATCCAGACATGAATTCAGAATCGGATTACATAGAGCATATCCGAGGAATTCACGACAACAAGAGAGTTTCGCGAAGAGCGGATTACCTTGTGTTAGCACAATGGAGAGAGAAAGTCTTCAAGAGACTATTGAAGTTGCCGGAGAGACAGCTGAAAGCGATTGCTTGTCAGATGTTTGCCCGGGATCTGAGCAGCCTTTATTTCATGCAAAATGTGGAAGATGCGTTTCAGAATCAAACTCCCGACTCCGAGACGGCTTACGCCGACCTGGAGGATTGGGGAGAATTGATCCAGGATTGCTCCTGGAACGAGACGTGGGGCTCGACTTTAATGGTATTGATCCTTCAACACCTCTGTCGCTTAACAGCACATTCACTCATAAACGCAAAGACGGTGGAGCAGCTCGTTGGTTGCTCGAATATTCCAACCCTCAGCTTCTTGTCAGGGATGCTAAGGGACGAATATCCTCAGATCGCTTATGGGAACTTGTCCTTAGCCCAAAGATACTCGTTGGTGTTAACGAATATGCTCCTTCTTGGGGTAGTTCACAACGCACACCGGACCTTAGGTCTGGAGTGGAGTACGTGTATCAGCCGGATCCTATACTTTATTTCGGAAGAGACGTCTTCTCTACGAGAGACTGTCTGGACATACTCGAAGATATTCGATATGATAAGGAATTCAGTATGGGGTCAATAGTTCCTGTGTTTGAACCGTTAAAAGCGCGTATGATTACGACGCAACACCCGGCTCGTTCGGCTCTATTTAAAAACCAGCAGTTGTTTTACCATTCGGTGGTGGCAACTTCTGGCCCCCAGTTTAAACTGATGAAACAAGAAATTGATGTTTCAGACCTTCATTACCTCTTAGAGAGGAAGAGGCCAAATTCAGTTTTTGTGTCTGGAGACTATTCAGATGCAACCGATCGTCTAAAAAGACCCGCGACCTTGCGGGCTACGGAGACGTTCTCTAGTTTATTAGGAGAATATCATCGTAAGATTTCAGATGCTCTCAACGAGAACCTAATCCTGCAAAGGCCGGATAGGGAGGAGATTGAAAGGCGTCAACAACTGTGTGAGCTTAAAGGCCAAGTGCATGATTGCATGGAATTTGAGTTCAAACAAAAGAATGGACAAAGAATGGGCTGTCTTCAAAGCTTTCCGATTTTGTGCATCATCAATTTCTGTGGCGTTCGCTATGCTAGAGAAATGGCCGCGGGTAAACCGCTGCCCTTCAGTAAGATAGATTGTCTTATTAACGGTGATGATGTGCTTTGGACTGCAACTGAAGAAGAACTACTTCATTGGGACTATTACTTGGAACAAGTTGGTTTCAAGAAATCGGTCGGCAAGAACTTTGTTTCGAATGATTTTGTACAGATCAATTCACAACTGTTTGACGTGCTCTATGCGAGAAAGGAGGGAGACCTTTTCCCGACCCAAGTTGGGTTCCGATGGGTCCCTTTTGTGAAGTTTTCACATCTTTATCAGATGGGGAAAACAGTAACACTAGAGGATACCAAAGGCTCAACTGGATTTGGTAACTTTCTTAACGCGTCCGTCTCCAATATGGAATCTTTTTATAAGGACTTTGACGGGCCTGACTGGAGCTGGGTCAGGAAATGGGGTCGTAAGGTGTTCTTGTCTTACAACATGCCGCATTTGCGTAAGTATAAGGTGGATTGGAGGCTGCCCCCCCATCTTGGGGGCTTCTCAATCGATGGGTTGAGAGGAGTGCAAAGATTGGAGCGAGAAGGCAATTGGCAAGTTGCCTCGCTGCTATATAGGGAATCGATGTCCGAGAGAGGTTGTCACCCATGGGATCTGGCTTGTACCAAATCCTTTGAGAACGATCTCTTAACGAAGTACGCGGATTTTGAGCGTACTTATTCGAAAGTCCCACTCATCACGGATACTTTTGTTAAGAAGTATCCACAGCAAAGTGATGAGCTGACGATCATGTCAAGAGCTCTTACATACTATCGTCCTAAAATAGAGGAAGCGCCTAAAGTGTTTGCACACTCGCTTTTCTCGGCTTTAAAGTTCGACTATTATGAGCCTAGCTGCAGTTGCAAAGCTGCAGATCTCGAAAGAGAAAGGTTGGTCACCTTCTGGCAAGAGTCGCATAATAGAATACGGAAATCTTTGTGTAACATTGTTGATGATTTAATTATTAAACCAAAAACAGTAATCACACAATCTGAACAGAGATTTCTGGAGAACTTTGGAAGCGCGATAGTGCAGTATCTTGCTGAACTGCACCTTGAGGTTGGTCAAACCTCG